TAACCTAAAACCACCACCACGGCGCGAACCGTGGTGGAAAGGTTACACTTCGTCAGCCGGTGCCGCATCCTCTCGCATGCTGGCAATATCCGCATCAGAACGCGGCGCGAACCCGCCAGCGGTGCGGATTTCGTTGCTATCGAACGTGGCCACGTCGCCGGCCTTGAATGCGCTCTCGTTAATCGCCGCCATCTTCGCCGCATTGTCCAGCTTTTGCGAGTCGGACGCGGCAAGCAGATCGTCCCACTCAACGCAGAAATTCTGCATCGGCGGGATAGCGCCGCATTGCATTAGGCGGCGGATGAACTCTTCGATAAACGGGTTGATGGCGTTTTTCTGGCGGCTCATGGCCGTCTTTGCCCAGTCGTTTTGATCCTGGTCAGACGCCAAGCGCCCTGTCTGCTGGCCGAACAAGATGGTGAACGGAATCTGCACGGATGCGGCAAACTCATTCGCGGCGGTAGTCCATGGCCCTGTCGGGTCGGCAACGGTCACTTGCAGCGTGGTCAGCTTGCCGCCTTGCATCACTGCCGACGCGTCGATACTGGTATTCAGGTCACGGGCTTGTTCTTCCAGCACGTCCGCCACGTTGGCGTCATCGCCGTATGCTTGCCGCACGGCGTCGCCAACATTGGAATCTTTGTCAAACTCGAAAACGATCGTCCGGCTAGAGTTCTTCAAGTAGGACTCAGCACTGCCGCCCGTGATCTTCTCAAGGTCAGACAGCCGGTTAAAGCCAGCCTCCAACAGCGGGATACCCTCGAACATATCGCGCAGGTCGCCGTCCGAATACACCACCACGCGTGAAGGATGCACGTCCTTCCACTCTTCCGGCTGGCCTTGGGTGTCGTCGTGCGACTCTGGCAACGCGGTTTTGTACTGGAACGCAGCAGGCAGGCCGAATGTCTCGCTGTTCAGGTCGCTATCCCATGCAGTCACGCGCAGCTGCGACTCATAGACCGGAATCACATCCACTAGCTTGCCATTGCCCAACGGCAGCGACACGTCTTGACCGTCAGCAACGCGCAGGATAACAGCCGAGTACCGGCCAATCAGCTTGCGACGGTCAGCCTCTTGCAGCTTCTTCCAGTGCGGTCGCAACAGGTCGGCCACTGACTTTTCCCACGGCGTTGGCTGGTCGTCGTCGGCAACGTCTGCACCCTCTCGTAGCTCTTTGATGCACGGATATTCTCCCCATGCTTTGCCAATGTGGCGCTCGATAGCAGCCTTTGCAGCCGGATGGCGTTTGTATGCGGCGTAGTAGTCGGGAAATGTAGGGTTCTGCTTGTAGCCGAACTGGACGTAAAGGTCGCCGCGCTTTGCGTCAAGCTGCGGGAAAAGTTGCGATAGGTATCGCATGTCGCGGGTGTTTTGCATGATAGCGGCCAGCTATGAGTATTGGAGTAATCATAGCATGGCTGCCGGTGGCGGGGTAGTTTAGGCTTGCTTCTTCATGACGCTGAACTTCAAGGTGGCTATATCGTACCCCTTTGCCTCAAGCTCTTGCACTAGGCTTGGCATCATCTTTGAAAACAGCGGCTGCACGGAAGGGTCAGGGCTTTGCGTTGCCAGCATGCAATAAAGGTATCTGCTATCAGCTCGCATCTTGTGGTCGCCTTGCCACGCAAAAATCAGGTCAGGCGAATCATGCGGCAGCTTGCCCCAATAAACGCGCAATTCACCATCCTTTGGCTTTGGTGCTCTGTATCGCTTCATATCTATCTCCTAAAAACCCGCCATGTGGGGCGGGTTGGGTGAGCTATTCTGTTGCGGCTATTCGCTCGACAAGATGCTCCCATCGCGTGCCAACAAGCTGCCTTGGAGTTCGCCAGACGTAATAATACCCGTTGCGATTTCTCATCAATTGACCTTTGCCATCAGTATCAACAACTCTGATTTGCAGACCGTACTTTTTAGTAGTTCGAGTGTCGCCAATGGCTGGCTTTTTAATGATCTTGCTTGTGTCTATGTAGAAATGAATCATCACACCCCCTCCGGCCGCTCGGTCAGCGAGTCGCGCAACTCACGCCGCTGCACAATCTGCAACAGCGCCAGATAGGTAAACGGGGCCTGGTTCAGATCCTCTGTTGTCATGCCTTCGCAAAGGCGCTCCATTGCGTCGATGCGGTCTTGGTCTTGGGTCATTTGGTGCTCCTTTGTGGCCGCCGTGGCGGCCTGTGGGGTTAGTCGATAAAGCGGCTGGACTTGAAATTGTTCACAGTCTTGATCTCCGGCTTTTCGCCATGGAATTGCTCAATGCTTTTGGCAAAGTGTTTTGCGCAATCCTCCGCTTCGCACTGCGAGTGCGCAACGGTGTAGTACATTTGCTCGCCATGGTTATCAATGGCGTCAATCTCAAAAGAAGGCAGGCCGCCGTTGTTTTTGCCGTTTGCGGTAATGATTACTTGCATCTCAATCCCCTTGCGTAACTGCGTTGTCGATGTGTCCATATTATCCACGCCACCGCCCACCGTCAACCAATACCAGCACGACAGCGGGGGACATGTGGTAAAAGCGCATCAGCGGGATTTTAGGTAGATGGTGGATTGGCTGCCGCGACGAATGATCTTGCCCAGCGCGTAGCGGATTGCATCCCAGTGGTGGTTGTGTTTATCGACAATATCCGGCAGCACTTCTCCTGTAAGCCTGTCGGTCTTGTACTCATAAGCGCTTGCCTCTGCAATTGTTTCCTTGCAGCGCGGGTGAATAATGATTGCATCGTATGAACGCAGGTGCGCAATGCCGTCCTCTACGCTACCAGGCCACTTCTCCACGCCTTCAATTTTAAAGCCATGCTTGGCAATGTGACTGATAGTTTCAGGCCGCGCGCTGTCGCCGTAAATCTTATACTTGCGCACACCGGGAATGCCGTCGTATATCTTCTTGCCTTCCGCCTTGCGCTTGGCGGCATATGCCTTTTGAGCGTCGGTGGCGCCTTCCATGCCAGCATAGAAGTGCCACATATCGTCAAGCTCAACGTGCTTATCATGCGCCTCATACTCAATGTACAGCTTACGATTCGCCACCCAGCATTTGTTAAGCGTGCTAGGGTCAGAGCTAAACCCAAAGTCAGCGCCAAAATATGGACCATCCCATCCGGCTTGCGGCTCGAACTCTTCGACACGCCATTTCCCGTTCAGCACCTTCACATCAGAACGCTTACGGAACTGGCCAAGCCAGATCCACGCGTAACGGTCGGGGTCGGTTCGCGCCATGCGGTCGCGCTCCATGGCCAACTCTTCCGTCAGCCACGGGTTATGCTCGAAGTTGCACTGGATAATCAGCGTTTCGTCATCCTCATAGATGCCGTCTACTGCATCATCCCAATGCGGCGCAACGAGGTCTGACCACGTCGGGTCGGTCTCTTCTCGCGGGTTGAAACTCACCCAAATTTCAGAACCCTTAGCCCGCAACGTCGGAAACAAAATGTCCCAACTGGTGCGGCTTACCGTCTCGGCTTCTTCCACCCATGCGCGGGTAGCGCCAGCGTAACCCTTGATCTTAGTCTGATTCCGCAGCAGGCCGTCAAACGTAAACCGGCTACCATTGGCCGGAACGCTTATCTTGGCTTCAATGACGCGGAAATCCTCCGAGTGCCCCTTGCGGTTTACCTCGTCAACCACCTCTTGATAGCTTGAGTCGGCAATCGACTTCATCACTTCACGGAAGCACGTAATTCTTTCCGTTTGCATTCTCGCAAATTCAGTAAGAATCGATATGATAGTTCTTGTCTTTGCTGAACCCCTGCCGCCCCAAACAATCTTTCTACGCTTAGGCCACAAAAGCTTTTCTAGCCTTTCAGGGATCAAGATGGTTGGGTCGTCATCAGACGGCTGCGGCACTCCATCAACAACAACCCATTTCCTTACAACATCTCTGTCCATGTTGCATATGCCGAACACGGACGATCTTTTGACTGGCTGGCTTGCTACAATTTTTTCTTCAAGCGCCTCAATAGCTTTTGCAGATAATCTTTTAGCCATTACAGCAATCTTCCATTCTCTTGCGCCCAGTCTATTGGATGCTTCGCAGACTTACGCGTGTTGCATGTCGGGCAAAGCATTTGTAGGTTGCTAGGCCAATTCGTCCCGCCTAGCTTTAGCGGCATGATGTGGTCAACGTGATATTTTTCAGATACGTCACACATGCAGTTGGCGCACTTATATTTCTGATCGGCAAGGATTCGCCTAACATCGTGCACTGTATAAAACCCA